TGATTGCATAATTTTATCTTTTTACACTATGGATCGCCTTAGCATATTGTTTTAGTTCTTTTCTTAGTTCGATCTTACGTAATTTGTTTAACAAATTCTTTTGTATTTTGTTGTAGCTTTCATTTACAGTCATATGTACATTTTCTTTTATATTTTGCATAATTAATAATTTTAATTTGTTTAATTGTTACTGTTACTTTTTTAGTCTTTGCCGTTATCCTATAACTTCTTCATCAAAGATGTATTGTACCTCTCCAGTTATACAGTAGATTGCATTTTCCGAATTCTTATCTCTGTCAACTGCTTTTTTAGCTTCTTCAATGTTTTCAAAATTGCCAATTAAAAAAGTGCCGTTATTTGTTTCCGCTTTTAATTCTAGTAGTTTCATTGTTTTAGTTTTAAAGGGGTTTTTACACCCCTTTGTTAATATTTATCTTAATAAGTTTAAAAGCATCTTAATTTTATCAATATCGGAAGAAATTGAATTTAATGTTTCAATGGAATTATCTATGGTTGTATGCTCGTGATCGAAAATAAAATTAATTTGATTTCTTGCCTCGTCAATATCCCAGTTAATACATTTAATTGATTTGCTAATTTCTGTCTTAATGTTTTGCTTCATATTTTGCATAATTACTCTTTTAAATTGTTATTGTTTATAAATTCGTTTGATAATTCGTTTTGAATGTCAACCCATTCCTGTGATTGATATTTTTTGTAATAATCCATTCTATTTTAGTTTTTAAATTAGTATTATATTATACCATCAAAACCCCGATCAGAATTTGAACGAGGTTAAAATGTATTTTCAATATGTCAAAGAACCACCAAAAAAGGGTCTAAAATTTTACTTACTAAAAAATATCAATCTTAGTATTTTAACCGAACCCAATCGGTAAAAAATAGCTAAAAAATCAACTTTTTTTCAATTAGTATTTTAAAGAACTTACGCAAATCTAAAACAAATAAATTTAATACACAACAAAAAAACAAAAAAAATGTAAAAATAACACAAAAATAATTTTTTAGCGTTTTTTACTACTATATGAAAACTTTAAATTTGACATATAATTTTAAGGTAATGTACACGCACACGAATACAATAATTTTTTCACATACACAAATAAATTTACTATTTATAACCATTCTAAATAAGCTATTTATAACCATTCTAAATAACAAAATTACCCCCATCATATTAAACGACCCCCATCATATTAAACATAGGGCATCATATTAAACATCCCTCCATATTAAACACACCCCATTATATTAAACATAAAGCAAAAAAAAAGCCTAGTTAAAGGCTTTATTTGTTTTTATATCTTATAAATTTATATTAATTTTATTTCATAATTGGAAAATATATCTCCTATTTCCTGTTCTATATTGTCATTTAATTCCTCACAATAAAAACCTCTAATAGAATCTTTGTTGCATTTGTCAAATATAATTTGTACTGATATTGTTGCATTATATTTATCGTAAAGAACTTTTATAATCTCATCTGCTAAATCAAATCTAATTTCTTTTAATTCAGAATCTTGTCCGTAGTTGAAATAGAAATCTAAAAAATTTCCTTTTGTTATTGTTAATTTCATATCTTATAAATTTATATTAATTGTTTTAAGTTCCTTTTTCATTATATCAGTAACCAGAAACTTACTATTGATACCAAACTTTTTACGATGCCTTGTCAAATCATTTGTAAGGATCATCTTATCAATCTTATTATTTGTTTCTGTATAGACTATAAAATCTTTTTTTGTAGTGTAAATCTGTACTGCTTTAAGTATGTTGATATTCATATTATATAGTTTTAATGTTATCGTATTGAAAATTTTATTTGTCCATCTTTTATACATTTATAACCACCATAAACCGATTCCTCTGTTTTTTCCTCTACCTTATCTATCAATTCCCAATGAGAAAAACCTTGATTTCTAGGTATTGGATAATAAAACCTTTCTATACCAATTTCTGCTTTTTGTTTTGCGATCTCTATTATACACCACAGGTGTTTTTTGAAATTAATCTCTTGTTGATTTTTGTTTACTTGAATTTTCATATTATTTAGTTTTTAATAGATAACTTAATTGATATCTGAAGCAAATATACAACTTATTTTTAATTACACAACAAAAAAAATAAAAAACTTTACAATTTAACTTTTTTTATGAATTGCCACCTTATAATACTATTCTAAATTTGTAGCAGAACTTAATAAGGAAATACGTGCATACGTCTACAACAATTTTTTCATATAACAAAATAAATCTACTAATAAATTTTGGTATGAATAATAACGATCTGAACCCCACTATATTAAACATAGGGTTACCCCATTATATTAAACATACCCCATCATATTAAACAAAAAAAGGGAGACAAAATTAATTGACCCCCTTCATATTAAACATTTTATTTTTACACATTTAATCTGTACTCTCTTAAAGAACTACATACTGTTTGTGTAATTTACCTTATCACATAAACTCCAGAGTTTACTCCTTGTACTAAATACATCATACCATAACGGATTGCATCCAAAAAATGATTAAATTTATCTATTGGTGCTTCACCCTTATCTTTCCATACATAGTTGTTTAGCTCTCTTATTATTCCGTGAGAACCCCTATCTACTATTATCTCATAATCCTGCATCAAAGCAATACCTGATAATATACTACCTTTCTTCTTGATCGTAGGCTTTATGTTAAGACCCAATGTTTTTAGTTCTGAGATCAAACGTGGTTCACTATTATCACAGATAATCAAATCCATACCACACTCATTCTTATTCCTTGTAGCTACCTCAGAGGTGTTTAAATGTGCTTTTCCGTAGATTTCCTTAACCCAAACCTTTCTTGCGTGTTTATCTATAGAAATCTTCACAAGTGTCGTTAAATCGGCTGAAAATCCAAAATCTTGACCATAGCAAGTAAGTTCCGTAGGAATAAAGTCTCCAACTCTCCATTTTCTTATAATAGTACCTTCTGCTTTCTCAAGCCAACCTCCTAATATTTGGTGCTGGTATTTATCTGGTCTCTTACGTTTCATCTCGTATATCCTACCTAAGAATGATTCAGATAAATTCTTCTTATTATCTTTGTAAGTTGTATGAACATAAGTAACATCTCCTTTAACCATATTAGAGGCTGCTAATACGTTTTCGTTCTGAAAGAACCTCTGATATATCCAATGCTCTTTAGTTGTTGGATTCAGTATAAGAATAACTCTGTTCTGTTTAGTTTGTGAGCGTATAGAGAAATCAATCTTATCAAAAACACTTTCATCTACAAGTTCCTCTGCTTCATCAACCACAAATGTAGTTATACCATTCAAAGACTTTAAAGCAGCAGTTTGATTACCAGATGATGTTCTAATACCCTTAAATATGATAGAACTACCTGTTTTAAGGTTCATAATCTCATCTTTAGTTATCCTAAAGTCTTCGTGAACACCCATTAGGTTAATTTTCTCAATAAACTCAGGTATAATAGATGTATGTGCTGAAATCATCGTATAACGAGAGAATAATATCTTATGTCCTACCTCATAAGTAAGATTTAGCAAGAAAACATTGATTCCAAACGATTTTCCACTACCCCTACCTCCTGTAACAACAAAATACCTACTCTCATTCTTGAAAATAGGTATATATTTCTCGTGTATGTCTATCTTACTCATCTTTTGGTGTTACGTCTATAATCTTCTCCTTAATCTTCTTACCTTCAACACTATCTCCAAAGAAATTGATCACAGGTGCTTGAACTTTGTTGCTAACAGTCTCTTTATCGTCTCCATAAGCAAAATCCATAAGTAATTTCATATGATTATAGCTACCTTCTTCTGCTTTTTTAGCTAAGCTCTCAAAAGCGTTTACTTCGCTCCCAAATACGTTCTTAATAGCTTTTTTAGCATATTGCTTCTTCCTATTCTTCTTAGCAGTATTCATTGCAGGTTTGTTAGACCTCTCTTTATCTGGTACAGGTAGCTTGGGAATAGATTTCTTTCTACTATTCCCTTTTCTACCATCTGTTGGCTTAATCTCTTGTGAATTACTCATATTATGATAACTAAAGTGTTGTTATTTTGTTTTTTAGCTATAGTAGTAATAGTTGTCTTGCTGACCTCTTTCTGCTTCATAATAGTTTTTAGTAATTTGTATCTCGTATTCCAATAGACCTGATAAGTAACCACATAGAAAGGTAACATCTGCATCAGACAAGTCATAAAAATCTTCTCCTTCTAATATCTGTATCCTTAACACTTCATTGATGTCAAGGAATAAGTCTATTGTAAAATCTTCTCCTTCGTAATAGATAGAAACCTCATTTGGGAGTGGGTTCGATGAAAACCTTTCTGTTGAATATTCTGGTCTTATTGATAATATCTTATCTTTTAGTTGTTCTTTCATAATATTTATGTTTTAAAATAATTCTGTTTGTTTTACGTCTTGTTTTCTTATTATACCTAAAGCAGTTTCAAATATTGTTTTTCCAGCATCATAATCCACCAAATTTCTACCTATCTTAACTTTACTTTGCTCTCCTTTATAAGTACTTAAATCTATTTCGTGAAACTTACAAAGTTCTTGCAATTCGTTTTTTGTTTGCGATATTTTAAAACGTCTATCTCTTAAATTACTTGGTAAATTAAAATTAGTCCAATATAAATGTCTACCTCTCTTTTTAGGGTTTAACATTGGTTGATAATAAGGAATAACATTCTCAACAACATACTTACCTTTAAAGTGATAATCTAATAAAAGTATTTCTGAATATAAATTCATATTCGGATAAGTTGGATTTTTACCATTAGCACCTATTGCCCAATATCTTGCTCTACTATGCGTTGGACAAGGTGGTGATGACCATATAAAATCAAACTCTTTATAATGGTCTAATAAATATTGGTGTGCATCTGCTACTATTACTGTATCGTTTGGAAAACGCTCTTGGTATAGTTTAGCAAGTTCCTCATCCCATTCCACAGCAGTAACTTCTATATCTTCTTTTACTTCGTTCCACTTATATCGGTTTCCACCTAAACAAGCGTATAAATTTAATATCTTCATACTAATTATTTTTATAGTTATTTAAGAAAACCTCCATAGTTGGTTTAAATTCGCTTATAGAAGATATAACTGCATTGTTTTGTTTAGCTAACATTCTATACTTCTTGAATAGGAAATCCATAGTTTTAACATCTCTTTTTGCACCAGAGAAAGCTATTGTTATCATCTCTCTAACACAATATGCTTGTATCTTACTTTTACCAAACTCTTTTGATAATTCGGATATTTTA